AACCTCTACAAAATCAAAATAAAGTGATAACCCTGTATTTCTATTACCATAGTCATAATTTTGTCGACCATTAAAGATTACAAGTGATGATCCTGGATAATCTAAATAATAAGAAAGCTGACTTATTACTTGTGTACCGCCGTTACCATATCTTGCATCAAAAGATTGCTGAGATGAGGGAATTGTAATAGCGTTTCCAGCAATTTGTAAAGTATCTACTGCAAGATCCGCAATATATGTAGATACAGTAGCTGCTGGTATCTTATTCAATGTTGCGAATGCACCCTGATTTAGTATACCTGCGGCAGTATTTTGGCTAGTTCTGTCACCAGCTAGTCTCCAAGCAGAACCATCATAGTAATATGTAGCGTATGTAGACGTATTAAACCAAATATCATTTACTGTCATTCCACTACTAGGCGCAGTTGCTTGTCGATACACACTATTGCGAGTGGCATTGTCGGCTGGCTTTCCCTCTCCTGAAACACCTGTCCATATGGCAGTGCTTCCAAGATTAGCACCATCAGTTAACTGATTAGTATTCGTAGTATAATTACTGCTATTTTGCCAAGCACCTAATACCCTAACTTTAATAATATTAGGTGTAGCTCCTGTATCTACCCAGATATCACCATTCGTTGGGCTTGCAGGGGCTGTCGTTGATCTTGTAATAGTGTTTTTAGTTGCATTGTCAGCTGGCTTACCTGTGCCTCCAACATTAGACCAATCTAAAGCCGTACCTGAAGCTAAGATGATATTACCTTGTGCATCTTTGATACTTAAGCCTCGGCTATCAATTTTATTAGCAGTAATGCGATCAGCTTCTAAACTACTTATCTTTGCATTGGTAATCGTTGCATTGCCAATCTTAGCGTTAGTAATTGTACCATTTGCAATAAAAGCGTCTTGTATATAGACACCAGGAGGTACAGTTACACCATTAATGATTTGCGTCGTAGTTGTTACAATGAAAGGATAACCTTCATCTACACCTGTAGCTGTTGGCGTACCCACTGCAAAATTATTAGCATTTACCAAGAATTGGCTATAAGTTGCACCACCTTCATCTGTTTCATTAGCAAGACCAAAACCTGAGATATACTTGTCACCACCAGTATTTGTTTGGATTTTAACTGTGTATTGACCGCCAAGATTATTATTAATATCTCTCTGTGTAGTAAAGCGCTCTTCAAGTATTACAGACTCAGCACCATCATTAATCGCGACTTGCTTAACTGCACTTGCAAATGGTATTCCTTGATGCCAAATTGCTGGATCAGTAGGGTGCGCAGCGTTCCAAGCATCAACGCCTGCTTTATTGGTAATAGCGCCATTATTGTCAAAAGCAATACCAGCTTTAGTTGCATAGCCAATCTTTGCTGTTTCAACTGTGGTTACACGAGCATCAACATCTGCAATTGAACCGTCTAGCGAAACTTCCCAAGTTGTTCCATTCCAACGATAACGTTTATTTTTATCATCTGTGTCATACCAAGTATCACCACTTTGTAATGGTATATTTGCAAGAGTCTCTGGATCTACACCACGTTTAGTTGGTGCTGCAATTTGCCAAAAAGTTTTATTAACACTACTATCCATCCTAGCTCTTAAATAAGTAGCTGAAGTTGCAATAGTGGAATCTGTGTCCTCTTTAAGCTCAAGTATTTGCTCAGCCACGGATCCAGGCAAGGTGTCAGGACCATCTATTAGATCTATACGGCCTCTAAGAGTATTATCTAATTGAGAGTTGGTTATCTTATCATTAAGTACATCAAGTAATTTTTGAACATCTTGTCCAGTCATTGTAGTCAATGGGCCAGCTGGCAAAGATAGTTGTCCATCATTACCCTCCCAAGCGCACCAACACTGATATAGTGTTCCTGGTTCAGCTGGAATTGAAGTAAAAGCCAATGCAGATTTCTCTATTAAATACGCTTCTGAAAAGGGAGGCGCACTTAAAGCTGGCGTCATGTACCAATGTGTTTGCTTATAACCTCCATTCTGCAATCTGCCATTAATTACAGGCCATGTTCCTATAGGGTCATCGTGACTCATAAACACAGTAGTAATAGCCGAATCTACTTCGAAGTTATGAGGTATTGGTGGCTTTGGATCTAGAGGCGGCAACAGGCCTTCACCTGCCATTACAGTAATTTCTTTAAGTACGACTCGACTGCCAACAGATACTTTTATCTTTGCTGTACCAGACTTATCAAGCAAAGATGTGAATCTGTAAGTACCACGAGCTGCATCTAGAGAACTATTATCTATGGCAAGTGCACAATTAACTTCATCCACTACTTCATAAGTAGCATCTCTAGAATTCGAGATATCTCTATCACCTAATATTACAGTAGTCTTACCGTCAAAGTTAGGATGTTGAGTAAAGACTACATTACCTGTGACAGGATCTTGCTTCAATATTACAATAGGATTAGTGATATCAACTGCAAGTGTTTCAATATCTATGTCTACGCCTATAGCTAGGATAACAAGAGGCCATCTAGAGCCAGTTTTAGGGTCTAACTCTGGGGCTGTTTCTCCGGAGGCTGCTGTAGACACTACTGTTGCAGTATATAAGCCAATTGGGATATTAGAAACTTCAAAGAAGCTATCAGTAGTACTTCCTAGTTGTGTCCAAGGTGTGCCTTTTGTTACAGTAGTTGGCAAACCTGCAGTATACTTTATCTGGTAGCCTATGACTCTAGTATCTTTGGCAGGATCCCAGACAAGTTTACCATTAGTTGTTACCGTAGTAGTCGTTGCAGTAAGTGTCTTAAATTCATCACTTAAACGTATATTTGCAATTACATCAGCCCTAGTCAGTCGACCAGTTGACAACTCCGAAATCCAGAAATTCAAGCCAGCAGTGTCAGGCTCTCTTTTAAGTAAAATTCGATAGCAATTAGTTACAAACTCACTGTTATTCCCCACAGTAGTATCTACATACTCAGCGTACGATAGAAACTTTAGACCAGTGACTTGCTTGATGTGTGAATTACTATAAATATTTCTATCAGATACAGTTTCAGTATCTTTAGCGTTCCAAGCAAGATATCTACAGTCGTACTTCTCACATTCAATTTCAAGGTTACCGGAACTGTTTGACTTTATTTGGGTAATCTTCAGTAACTCACCAGGTACTTGCAATAAGGTGCTTGTAACTTTTATAATATCACCAGGTTCAAGCTGTAAGAACTCTCTTGTTAAAGAAAAGCTAAACTTAACACTCTGTCTTGAGAGTCTTACATAACCTTCAGCTGTCGATAATGCATGATAAATTGAAGTATCACCTGATTGGAATTGCTCTGTCTCAAGGAATACACCATTATCTTCATCCAGGAAGGTCTGATATACAGCATTAGTTACGGGATTACCTGCATAAATGATATTTGCATTTTCATATGGCAGTCTACCCTCAGACCAGCCATACTCATCGTAATGTTGTTGAGCTGAGGCTTGCCAGTTGGCTGCTGCTAAATCTGGATACTTGCTGCGATACCATGCATCATTTACAGTTGCATTTCTAAGTTCGTCTCTTGAGCGTTCTACAATGCCTGAAATACCATTATATTTAGGTGGCCATGAAATTGAGTCTTCAGCAAAACCTTTAGCCTCATTATAAAACTTTACTGTATAATGATTAAATCTGTTTTGAGTAGCAGTCCAAGATTGTGCAATCTCCTCGCCGAGAATAATATGATCATCAGTGATATCTACATAATCAATACCAATACTTGTGCCACGTTGCCAGTATGGACTTAATGCTCCAGCGTTATCTAGTGGAGTTGCAGTATTATGATCAATAAGACTTACATACAAGTCTGTAGCAACAGGCCCTGGAGGATACTGCACAACATCCCCACGATCATAATAAGCTTGCAGTCCTATAAACTGATTCGGGAATGGTGGATTATTATTTAAATCTAATGGGCATAAACTTGTAGTATCAAAAATACTCTTATATTCTTGTGGGTAGATAAGTACAAGTTTATAGACACCATCAGACCAAACTAGATCAGCCTCACCCATTGATTGGAGAAGGATCTCGATATTCTCTCTAACTGTCTTAGAAGTATCTAGTACAAGGTTACATTCATAGAGATTGATGTAATGCTTTTCACCACGTCTGGCCTTTTCTCTCCATGTTTCACCTGCAAGAGGTGCTTCAAAGGCACCATTTACTTGAACACGTCGCCCACATATTTGAGCAGCATTATAGAAGCTTTCTAAATCGACTTGAGAAAGACTTAAACCTTTACCATAGTCAGAACTTAATAAATAATCAAGCAGACAATATGCAGGATTATTAGTGTAAGTCTTAGTTGAACTTAAGGCATATACAGAGCTCTCTGTTTCAGCTTTACGAATATGTTCTGTTGACGCTTTAAATGCTACAATTACAGCTGTTCTAGAGACGCCTGAATTCAAAGCATCTAACCAATACGTATTGCCTTCTGGATCAGGCTCTCTACCTAACAAGATGTTATAGCATGCTGTTATAAACTCTTGGTTAGTACCTGTTGAAGGAACATTATAGGCTACAACATTAATAGCTTTTACAATAGTGTATACTCGCATCCCTTCAACTTGAAAGGATACATCTGGTACAGAGCCAAACTGTGGCTCATCTCTATTTAACCAGGATACACAAGTAGCATGTGCAACATTATGGAACTTAGATTCATTCTGATCAAAGAAGTTGTTAGCAATGAGAGGGTCTACAATATTGCCATTTCTGAAAGCATGTATACGAGTGTCCCAGTCTCTAACTTTGCCTTGTTCTCTAAAGTCTTGATTCTCAATTTCTACATGGTTAATTGCGTGGATACCTTCCCAACAAATAACTTGTTTCCAAAATAAAGCTTGATTCTTACTGCCTCTTGCTTCTTCCCAAAAACTTGGCTTATCAGCTATAGAGAATAAGTTTGCAGCATCTACTTGGTTGCCGTAATTGTTAGTATAAAGACCTGCAACGGGTGTTAAAGATACTGCACCTGTAGCTGCATTGTAAGATTGTACAGTATAGTTTACACCACTATAATTAGTTTGTATATTTCCACTCTTATCTTTGAACCATGGTGTCTGATTGAGAGTTATCGTAGCATTTGTAAATAATGGCAGATTTGCTTGAAGTGTTGCTGTAAAGCTGCCACCATTATTAGTTAATACTGAATTTAGATTGTAAGTGAACGTTTCAGCACTATAATCCCAGACTTCTATGCCGTCAATACGATAGGTTGTACTTTGATTGTAGCCACCTGTATTATCATATGAGGAATCACTGATTATCTCAAGATTATATCCAGTTGCAATCTGGCCTTCGAAACCAGTCCTACCGGAATATTTTACAATAACTAGTTGGTTTACCGGCACAGAGCTTACAGGACTGTCAAGTCTACGATTATCACCCTCACTTGTAAATACAAATGGGTTTGTATCATAGTATGCATTCAAAGGATCTAACGGTGGAACTGAAGGTCCCATACCTCTAGTAATATCGTTGTATGGATATGCTGCTATACAATTGCTTTTAACCCGATGCCATACTCTAGCGCCACCTACTTTAGCTCGGCCATATACAACAGGAATGTTGATAATCTGGCCTTCAACTGGTATTTGCAAGCCTTTTGCTGCATCCATTGCAGCTTCTTGATCACGCTTACGTCTGTCAGCATCTTTTCTTGCTTGTATAGTAGTATACGTTGTATAGGCTATACTAAAGACAGTTACAGCTAATGCAATATAACCCATTGTCATTATGCTTTACCCCACTTGATTGTTTCTTGTTTAGACCCTATATAGACCTGATCAAATGATGTATCTGTAGCATGCCTAGCTCTCATCCATTCTTTAGAGGTAAGTAAACTTTTAGTGAGACCTAAAGCACCCATTGGCGATGCCCCTTCTAATGTAACAAAGGTATCACCAGTAGTATCTACTTTATATGCATACATATCGACATTTCCTTTATAAGCCATAAAGGTGTCAGCATCTTCAAGTAGGGGTTGTCCAGGTTCGGCACCACCAATTGTAGATGATAGCGTATTTACAAAACCGCCCATTACAGTAAGTTCTGAGTTGTACATGCCATACTCCAGGCTAGAGCGTAACGTAAAGTCAGGGTCCGCAAATACGATTTTATAAGAATCTTTATCAAGTATAGTTGATAATTTCGGAGCATCAATACTTTGAAGCAAATTAGAGCAATAATATAACTGACCTTTATACATTACATCATAGGGCAATGTTGTGTATCTAATTGTAGTTTCAGCAGCGGGTTCAATCTTTGCTAAAATGAATACATCTACAAAATCCTGTCTAAGCAAGATCTTAATATTTTCTGACATTTTCTTCATTATTTAAGAGCCTCTATAAATTTAACAGAGCCTGGATCTTGTAATACACCATCCGTGTAAGTTATTCCCAGGAGTGCGCTTGTGTCAAAACGTGCTACTAATGTGACTTTCTTATCATATTTAACCTCTAATCCAATTGCTTTTGTACTATTAAGTGGAGGTTCAATAGTTGCACTGTTTGTTGTCACAGAGGTTACAATATATACTTTCCTATTGTTTGAATCTAGATTAGATCCAAATTGAATAAATTCACCTTTCTGAAGAGTACCTCCAGAAAAGTTAATAATCTGTGTACCTGCAAGTGATGCAGCTGACAGAGTAATCGTAGGTATGCTCTTTCTTTCTGAGCCTCTAAACACTTGTGGCATTCTTATATACACAAGTTTGTTATATCCGGCAACAACACTACTGACTAAATACCCAGGATCGTTGTCAGAAGGTACAATATTTGTTTCTATCTCCCAGCGCTGAGCACGATAGGCTGATGTTGTTCTTCTGAGATTAATCGAATCAGATGATGATACTGGACAGTTAGAGATGATTGTTGTCGGAGTGGCAAAAGCATACGACAAATCAGAATCGGAGCCAGTGTTTACAGCAGATTTTAAAATGCCAGCTAAAGCCATAAAAACCTCTTAAAGAAAACAGCAGGAGGCTACCCTGCTGTTAATGCTTATCTTCTTGAAACGTAGCCTGTTTCGTAATTATTCTGATTCACACCTGTCGCAATTTGTGGAATCATTCTTAAGACCTCTTGTCTTGTCTGTCTAGAGATGTCGCCAGTGATATTTATATTAAAAACTTGAGCATTATTATTTCTATTAGCCTTATTAGATGTCGAAGCTACGGAACTTTCGGCAAATGTGCCACCTCCAACAAAACCACCCATAGCAAATCCACTAATTTTATTATCATTAATAGCTTGCAACAGAGAGCCAAATTTAGAGGCTTGCTTAGCATTTACTACAAATTCACCATTAGACAATTTTGCAGGAATACTGTCAGAAGTGCCTGTCCCAGGCCCACTGACCCACCCACCTGTAGCAAAGCCACCTGCTGAAGCTAATGCAATTGCTTCAAGAATAATTAGTGTGCTATCGAGTAGTTCCATTGACAATGTTAAGACTGCAGAACTTACAATACTTCCAATTGTCGCTGGGATCGATATTTGTAAGCCTGCTAGAGCTGTCTGCAGAGCCATATTACTAGCTAAATTTTGAAAAGACATTGCTAACATTGACATGCTGATTGCACTAAATCCAGTAATTACAGTAGTATTTAATGAATTAATTGAACTCATAATTTGAGTTGTACTACCTGCAATTGCGCTACCTAGCTCGGATATAGCATTAAGAACCGCTGCATTGGAGTCAGATGTTACTGCATTGGAGTTTGCTTCTGATATATTAGGGCTATTTGCCGCTCCAAACATAGGAACATTTCCGGAGGATTGCGAAGTTGCTACAGCACCTCCATCAGCAAGCCCTAAGAAGTTACCACTATTGATGGCTGCCAGCAATGGTGCAAACTTAGTAGCCTGTTTAGCATTAACAACAAATTCGCCATTTGAAAGCATAGCAGGTATGCTGTCTGAAGTGCCTGTGCCTGGTCCACTTACATAGCCTCCGGTGGCAGCAGCTACGGCTGTTGTTGAAAATAAGCTTGTAAGCCAACCCCAACCGCTACTGATTCCTCCACCTATACTAGATAAAACTGAACCTAATCCTGACATAAGTGAGCCAAAACCGCCTTTTATAGTAGACCATAAGTTATCAAACCAGCCTGGCATGTCCGCAAGGTTCTCTTTCATAGCATCAGCCACAACCTCAGTAGATTCACTTGCAGTGTCTACAACCTTTTGATTTCCAAAGGCCGATTTTACAAGTTTTTCCACAGGGAATGTAGCAGCATCACCTGACATACCACCTAGGTTGAATACACCTTTAAGCATGTCACCCATTATGTTCTGAACAGGTGCTAATAGCTGCTGCGCAAGACCTTTACTAAAACCTTCAACTATTGTGTTTGTAAACATCAATCCAAAGTTCTTAGCGAAGTTGTACCACGATGTTTCACCTTTGATTGCACTAGTCAGACCATCAGATAGAGCTGTATTGATGTTCTTAAAGGCTTGTGTTGCCCACTCTTTAGCATTAGCGTAGTCTTTAAAACCACTAGGAGCTTCATTAGGAGCTTCTATACCTTTTCGAATATTTGCAGCTGCATTCTTAGACTGTACACTAAGCTTTTCAAAGCGATTAGAGAATGCTGTCCAGCCTTTATTAACATTCTCTACCATTGCTGCTTGGCTTTCTTGCCAATTAGTAATTAAGTCTGCAATTTTATCAAGATCACCAGGATCAGCATTCTTAAACTCTGCCATTGTCAGAGCTTGAACGCCCATCTTAGTTAGTGCCGTATTATAAACTTCGAGCTGTTGCTCTAAAGTCTTAGCACCATCCACATTCATCTTAAACGCTGTCTTAGTTTCTATAGCTGCATCACCAAATGCATTAGAGAGCTTTTTGGCTGCTGCGGCAAAACCTTCTGATTGCACTGTCTTATAAAGATCTTCTAGGAAGTTCTTAGAATCAGAAATACTTTCTTTGACCTTATCCATAGCCCCTGCGTTAAACTTCTTAACAGCAGAACTTGCGTAGTCTTTTGTATATGTACCGATTCTTGTTACGTTACCTTTTGCATCTTTAAAACGCTCAGCAAATTGAGGGTTTACTTCACCACTAGCCATTATAGAGCCACGACCACCGTGATAGGCAGCTGCAGTCTGTCGTATATTACCACCGAAGTAAGTAAAGTCATCCCACAGTTTACGCAGAGCTACTGTAACTCTATCAGCTTCTTTGTCAAAGCTTTCACCAACCTTCTTATAAGTATCAAAGGTATCTTTAGTAATCTGCATAGTACCTTTAGCACCCATCGGGCTGGTATCACCAGATTTACTACCTTCATTACTACGAATAACTGCTACAAGTTTGTCAAAGTTAGCTTGAGTAATAGGTACAATATCAGCTGCATTACCTTTAGCTACATTCTCAGCTGCATTAGCTGTAGAGATAAAACCACCACGTAGTCTGAAAGCATCTTCAAAGATCTGCCATCCACGTTGCATGTAGCCTTCAAGAACCTTATCAATCCCGTATAAGCCAAATGCTTTATTACCAGTCATCTGGACTAAGGATTGGCGAAGCTCATCAATACGCTTCGCTAACTCTGTAGTATCTTTACCTTCAGCTTTAGTATCAGCATATTGCTGTAATACAGACTTAAGCTCATCTTTTGTTGAGCTAATGTTTTTCACAGTTTCTGGGTTTCTACCCATAATACCGTTCCAAATCATTGAAGCCCACTCATTTCCAAGATTATACCATTTCTCGTATTGTGCATTTAGCCAGCCAGGTTCAGTCCAAGCTTTATATGCACCATAAAGGATTGCTGCACCAGCTGCAATAGCTAGTGTTATTGGGCTTGTTAGCATGCCAATACTCATAATGAGCACACGTGCAATACCTTGACCGATTGCTGCACCGATACCTTGACCAATCATAGCTGTACTTATTTGTACGCCAATCTTAGCCCAGTCGGAGTAACCTACCATCTGTTCAGCAATTCTACCACCAAGATTAAAACCAGCAAGCGCACCAAAAATACCACCAACACCTCCAGCAGTACTGGCAAAAGCTCTTTGAGTTGCTTCTTTTGTCTCTGCAATACGTGCGCCAAGTGAGGCAGACATTTGTTTAAGGTCATCGGAAGATCTCTTGAATTTATCAGCAGCTGCATTTACCTTAGATGTCTGATCTTTGGCAATCTGATAGCCTCTAGCTGCATCACGCATACGTTCAGCAGACAGTCTAGCTTCTGTAGTAAGCCCCTTAGTAGCTGCTTCAAAGCCCATTGGGTCATTCTTTCGAATGGACTTCATAAGATCACGAGCTACTGATTTTGGAATTAAAGCACCATCCTTGTTTGTTAAGCTTTGGAATGTCTTTAACTCTTTACGAACATCAGAGGAATACTTGTTAAGAGTGCTTGTATGTTCAGCCAATAATTTAGCTGCTTGTGCATCAGCTCTTGATGCCTTAATATCTGCAGCTTTCTTTTGGAAGATATCACCAGCTGCATCAGCAATCTTCGTAGGAGCAGTAGCAACACCAACTGCCATTTTAAGCAGTTCTTCACGACCTGCCTTAAATAGTAATGCAAGTTTGGCAATCATTGCAAGTGTACCACCAAAGCCACGGTCTCCAAAGAGTCCAGAGCCAAAGAGTACTTTCACGCCGCCTTGAACACCATCTACAAATGCTTTTGTAACACTTGCAGTTGTAAGGCTGACTTCTTTGTTACTTACATATACACCTGCAGCTAAGCCGAATGCAGTTGTTAAAACAGCTCCTAGAACCTTAACAGCGGTACTGCTTGACAATGTAGATAGAATGCCTCCACCGATCAATACACCAATAGGGACTAATCTGTTCGCCAAACCACCAGCAGCTGTACCAAAAGCCGTTATGATAGAAGCGATAAGCCCTTTTACAAAGCTACCAGATTCTACACCAACCATTAGGCCAGCACCTATAGTTGCAGTTAAGGCTGCTAGGAATGGGATCTGATTCTCTGATTTAAAGGTATTAACAACATCATGCAACATGCCACGATCTGCTTGATTTCTACGTGGCCCACGGCCTACGAAAGAATTAGTATCGTAAGCAGCAACACCACCTGTTACAGCTCGATTCTCATACGTACCAGCGACAGTCTCCTTCATACCGAAGGCCTGACGCATATTTCGCATAAACTTCGAGTCGTTTACTGAAGCCTTTAACTCTGAAATCTTTTTAATAAGGTTGTCAATGAATGGTACACCCATTGCCTTATCTGTTAGAGTCTTAAACTCAGTCTCTAGGATCTTTACAAAATCTCTTGCTGTTTGAAGTGGCTTACCATTTAGTTTAGAGATCCAGTTACTAATTCCATTAACTAAATCAGGAATCCAAGAGTGTCCAATAACACGGTCATACAGCCAGAAGAAAGCACGTTCTGCGGTATACACCCAGGTCTTTATAAGATCTAACGCTGGTGACAGCGTCGGCATATACGTCATAAGATTAATACGTCTAAGATTGTCAAACATCGTTGCAATCTTTTCTAACATACCGAATCCAGTGGATCCTACAGCTTTTGCCATGTAGTTTGGTATATTCGCGAGCCCATGCGCTAAATCATTAATGAATAGCCAGAAAGACGTACGCATCTGTAGTACACGTATTTCAAAGTTATCTGCGAATCTGTACAAAGACAAAGCGGCATCATTAATCACTTGCGCAAGTGTTCTAGATTGTGCATTTGCTGCATCTTCTGCTGCAGTTAACTTTCCAAAATTCTTTAATGCATCGAATAGAACCAAGCCTGCATTACCAATATTAGTAAAGGCTTGTCCAAACGTTACACCTACATTCTTAAAGGCTTTATCAATATCGCCTGATTGACGAATGATTGCGCCGAAGATAAGATCTGAAGTTAGCTTACCTTCTTCGCCTAATCTACGTAAATCACCCATTGCTACACCTAAGCCTTTAGAAATGGCGTTAGCAAGTTGTGGAGCATTCTCTAAGATAGACCTTAATTCATCACCTGATAATTTACCAGATGCCAAAGCTTGGCCTAACTGAAGAATTGCTGCCTGTGATTCTGCTACAGTTGCACCAGACAGTGCAAGTGCCTTAGAGACACTTTCTGTTACTCTTGCAACTTGTTTCTGTGTAGCACCCATATTCTTGGCAGACATAGCCACCTTTGAATATAGTGTGCTTACTGTTGCCAGATCATTTCGAGTATTTAATGCAATCTGTCTGGTTTCTTTAAGTGCATTATTAAAGCTACCAAGACCTTCAGTTGAGACTCTAAGCTTTGACTCAAGAGAAGTCAGAGTATCAGACATCTTTACTAATGATAGCACAGATGCAGCTGATACAACAGATGTTACTAAATTCCTACTAAATGATTGAAACTGGGAGCTAGTCTTTTCAACAGCCTTCCCGATATTATCAACTGACTTCGATAACTTATCTAAATCCTGTCGGGCTGATTGAGAGTTTGATACTACCTGTACTTCAATAGCCATGATACTTCCTTAAATTAAAAAGCCCAGAGGCTCTATTATAGAACTTCTGGGCTTTCTTTTATCTGAACAACCGCACCTACAGGCTTGCCGTATGATAACGCAATCTTTTCAATAAAATAGGGCGGGGCTTGCTTAGAAGACCCAGCATTAAGAAACTCAATATATGGTACAAGATTTTCTACCTTATATGGAATATCTTTGTTTCCTGTTTCAACGATTCTCCAGGATGATCTTGCTAAACCTGTATCAATCGGTGTTGCAGCCTTCATATCAGCTGCCATGTTAGTTACTGATTGTCCAATCTTTTGCTTTTGCGTAGTTTCAAACAGTTTCTTAACACGAGTTATTTCTTCTAATGCACCTTTAACTTTTAGAGTAGCAGGCATTATAACTCCAGTGTTTCACCGCCCTTTGCTTTGAGCATCATGCTAAGCATCTTAGAGCCTTTGAGGTTAACTCTCTGAGATCTATTTTCTTTAAGAGCAGCAAGTGTTGGGAAGATAGCTTCTGGCTTTTCTTTTACACCAAATGATCGCATTATTGAATAAGTACGATTATCTTCTCTCCAACCGTATGGTCTTCTCTTAAAGTATTCCATCCAATTCTTAAACTCATCGAATGGCATCTCATTTACAAGAATATAAACTGGCATCCTTAGTAAGAAAGCCAGTTCATACACTTCTATGTCATCCTCAGAAAGTATTACTTTCCCAGGCCAGAGTACTTAGTGATCTCTGTAGAAAGAGCTGACAAGTCTTCCATCGGAAGAGAAAAGATCTCTTCTTCGGACAATTCTGCCATTTCAGGCACACCAAGTCGGATCACAGTGACCAGCAACTTGAGATTTGCATCGGCATCATCCTTAGCAGCCTCAGCTACTTTAGCTTCTTCTTGAACCTTCTGAACGTCAGCAATAGAAAGCTTTTGGATGTCAATGTCGAGACCTAAGAACTTATACTTCTTAGTAGCACGTAGTGTAGCGAAACGATTACTCATGTTGTTAACCTTTAGATTGGGACTCATTATTAGCCCTTAAATTGATCCTTGTTTGCCTCTTGAAAGTCATCTAATTGCTTACGCATTTGATGCAAGGCAGACAGAGTTTGGAATACTTCTTGCGATTTTTCTTTATTGCCATCAAATTCAGCGACACGTTCGAACGTCTTACGAATGCTAATATCTACGCTTTTACGCATATGTTTAGCTGTAGTACGAAGAACATAGCCCATGCTGAATGGCTTTTTATCTTCTGTCATGATAGTTCTTTATAAAGATCGGGGACATTGGTACTGGGCTATTTCAGCTTGTACCAGCTGGTGACCAATTATTTAAGTATTCTTCACCAAGGAATACTCCCCAGAGCTTCAATTACTCAGTGAAAGCACCGAAGAACTCAGATTGCACCGAGATAGTGACAGTTGCAGTGTTTGCATCAGTCAGCTGCGGGTTAACCTGAAGGGCTTCGATCTTACCAACCCAGTAGTACTGGCTGTTAGCAACAGAACCAATACCATCAGCAGGAGTGGTTTCACTCGAATATGCAACCGGCTCAGCGTTCAGAAGAGCAAAACGGAATACATACTGATTGCCGTCACCGACAGCATCACCAAGGATCGAACCAGCAGCCCATTCAGCCGGGACATAGTTCAGAGTCAGTTCAATGCTAGGAGCATCGGCCTGACCTTGGATTTGCTGCGAAGTCTTCGAACCATAAACAGGTACGTTGACGATGTTCGGAGGAGTACCCATCGAAGGGAATTCACGAACGTTCTTGATACGTGTGAACGTACCAGTAGCTTTAGTGCCGCCAACCGAGTTGATCTCGTTAGCAAACAAAGCCTGAAACTCAGCAGCCGTGTCTAGAGCAGCGAGTGCGCTAGCCGACAGCGGAGTCGAAGGTGTGGCGAGAGCCATGTCCGAGAACATGCCAGCGCCAATAGAAGTAATATGAGACATTAAAGTACTCCGAAAAAGTTGAATGGTATCGAGTATATGGATCGATGTAGAGACTTATTGTCAGGACATAGACCTATATGAGCTAGAGAGCTACCTTGAAATTGAACATTGTCAGAACCAGTCTGAAATGTCTTATATTGAAGGTAATTATCTAGCTTGTCAGCAATGACGTCTGAGGCATTTGGCCCCATTCCTGCCGCTGTAAATATGTCTATATTGAGCATACCAGAATTAGATCTTGTATTCAAGAAGCGACTCTTAGATACAATAACAGTAACCCTAACATAATCAGTCTGACCTACCAGACCAATAAAGTTATTTGGTACAGTCTTTATATTCTCAGCTTTCCACGTGTCAGATCCAAATACAGAGAAGACTTGGCTACGTATTGTAGAGTATTGACCCATTTAATTCTCCCTAACAAAGGAAAGAACAGTAACAAAGTCATTGATCTCAGCTGTTGGTTCGAACTTGTAGGTAACACCTCCAATAACAGCATTGCTGTACTCAGAAATATTACCTACATCAGAAGTCCGAAACAGAAAGTTTGTAGATGTACTATTTGTGGCTTGGTCAGGTGCTTGTTTGGTTTTCTTTAACTGAATACCTTTAGCAACTACCGTACCGTCATTAGATATAGCTACAGACTCTGCAGTGAAATCATAACTTGCTGCTGTCTTCTTGTTAAAGACAACAATGGTAGCCAAATCACCTGCTTTAGCGAATGCCGTATCGACACTCTTCTTTACAAGTGATTTAAGACTCATTAATTAGCCCTCCACCACATATTGGAACCTGCGTTCACAAGCAGTGGTTTAACTAATCTCTCAACAACCCCAGGAAGCTTATTAGCCTGTCGAATATTGGTAATATTAATACCACCAATACTGATAGATTCAACTGTACCTGTGTCATCAAGCAAACCATCGTTATTTAACAAATGATAAGCCAATTCCATAGTAGCATTCTGGACTCTCATAGGTACTGAGCTGCTTAGAGAAACAGTAGTACCTGTTCGAGGATCAAAATAGTCACCTGATCTTGGAAATGCTAGTGGTTGAGATTCACTTACAACATATCCAGTCCAGTCTAAGTCATCCAACATTTTAGTTGCTGTGACTAGAGCCTGTGGCTTTTGCTCTTCACTCGCCCCAGTCCAAGCTGCTACATCTAAGCGGTCAGCAAAGTATGTATTAGCTTCGTCTACTGTAACGTAAGAGTTAACACCCTTTTGCAATGCCATAAGTGAACCTCTTTAATTAGGCGTGGAATACTGGCAGAATACCAAGCGACAGAGCCGAAGTAGCCTTACGAGTCCAAACACCGGTGGTGTCAGCCAGACCATCAGTAGCAGCTGTCAAGCCAACTGGAGCACCAGCTTCAACTACCTTCATATAGTCAGCATCGGCAGGGAAAGCGTCTTGCGAACCAGCCCAGTTGTAACCAGCCGGATGCATGACATAGCCCCAACGATACCAGATCGAAGTAGCACCACCACCTTGATAGGCACGGCCATCACGATAGATTTCAGTTTGTTCAGGAACAGCCAGACCAGCCATAGCCAGAGCACCTGGCAGTACAATGAACGAAGTCTTAGTACCGGCAACGTTAATACCAGCAGCACCGTTGATCTTCGTCAGTTCAGCCGAAGACAGGCTTTGAGCTGCACGAGTTTGAATCAGACGGAACTTGCCATTGAAAATGGTGCTGAATTCAACATTACCATCGCTAACCATCGTGCTGTCAACCAGATTGGCCGAACGCAGCGAAGCCATAACTTCAGGAGAAGTCACCAGATAGGCGTACTCAGGCTCATAGTCCTTATATGCCTTACCAAAGGCTTGCAGGAAAGCTTCAGCACGAGCAGCACCTTGAACAGCATTAGTGGCTTCGATAACTGGCTTGCTAGCACCCATGTCTACATAGAAGCCATAACGCTTGTCAGTAGGATCATTGTCAAAGGTTTGACCACCCAGACCAGCTTGACCCGAAGCAGCACCAGCACCGTACATCAGTTCGGAGATAGCAACACCCTTCAGAACCGACAGCAGAGCGTTGTGTTCATCTTGAGCACGAGTCTCAGCAAAGTCACGACCGATCTTAGCCAGACCGTCAACTTGCGTAACAACTTGTTGCATGTTAACTTTGTTAGCACCATGCGTACGAACAGTCTTGATGTACGTATAGTAGTCAGAGCTGTACGAAGTCGTAGTACCATTAGCTGCGTTCGTCAGCGAAGCAACGTTCACAGTCGGGTTCAGCGGCTTGTACCAACGAACTTGACCGATAAAGGTTTCAGTCGAAGGATCGATATCAGGGTTCGAACCAACAATGCCAGTGCCAGACAGCTTCTTAGCATTGGTGTAAGCTTCATCAGAGTAGGCACTAATAGTGGCCTGCAAGACGTAGTTATCAGCACCCGACAGATTTGTAGTAACAGTCATTTATTATTTCCTTTGAGGAAGTTTGCCTTCGCGAGCGAGTTTGATGACTTCATCTTGACTCATCTCGAAAAGTGATTTTGATTTACCAGCAGTGTTTGTACCACCAGCATTATTGCTAGAAGAGCCACCACCATTATTTGTCTTGGTTTTGAACAAGAAAGATTGCTCTTCATCTTTAGCAAAGGCACCAATGAAATCGCTAATTGATACGCCAGATTTGTGAACCCATACACCATTATCGTTTTGTACAAGTTGTCCAGTGATCTCTTTAAAGGCAATATCAGCAGCTTTATCATTACGGAACTCAAGACCAGAAAGAGCAGTACGTACTACAACGTCTCTCGACAGTTCAGTATTACGCTTTTCCAAGGCTTCACGAGTAGCTCTTTCTTCTGCAAGTTGCATTTCCAGAACTTCTTTGTGCTTACCTTCATCTTGAAGACGCTTCATCTCAGCAGCTTTATCAGCTTCTTCTTTCTCTTTGAGCTTACGAAGAGCTTCATCACGAGCTGAGAATGCGTTATCCAACTTACCTTTGATTTCTTTCAGTTGTTCAGCAACACGTTCATCAACTAACTTTTGTACAAGATCATCATCGCCTTTATTATTTGTAGCTTTACGTGCAGCTTCAGCTTCTTCAGCAGCTTTACGTTCAGCTTCCAGACGAGCTAATTCTTCTTGATTTTCAGTAGTCATTTATTTCTCCAGGCACAGCCTAAAATTGATTTCGAGTACAACTCGGTTAGATTAACCGCCAATACCATACCAAGATCTATTACTAGTGAAGTCTCTAGGCAGACTTTCCAGAATATTCTCAGCAGTAAGTATATCGGCTTCGGTTACAAGCTTGCCACCAATACGCGAGCGACCCACCACAGGGATCAGACCTATATCGATAGCTTCGTTAAGATAACGATCATACGCTTCGCGAGGCAAGCCTCTTCTCAGCATTTCATCGAGAGTATCTTTAACGACATTCTTTGTAATTGTATTTGCATAAATCTTACGTAAAGCTTCTTTAGCCTTTAATAAATCAGCTGCATTTGTAAAGAAGGCATCATGAATAGTAGAAGTGCCTACATTGTTCTTCATGCCCCACAAGTGAAACTGTTTAACTAAAGTGGCATCATTTGAGTGATTACCATTAACTGCATAAGCTGTACGTGCTTTTGTAGCATCTACAATATCATTCATCTTACCACCCTTATTAAGCACTTCATCCCACCAAGTAGGATCTGTTTTCTGCTTAACTTGAATGATGTTGGTGATCCACTCACCTTCGGCTGTTTTATATCTAAGCCTCTCTTCAAAGGATTGTGTAAACTTCTGCTCAATAATCTTACCATCAAAATTGACCCAAGGTATTTGTGTCCAATTCTTTGGAAGATCATTAGGTTTCAAAACATCTACACCAAAAACAGTAGTACCAGTTCGTCTGTATTGAGCTTGTTTAGCACCAAATAGAAGATCTGCCATTGTACTATTAGGATTCCACCAATCAAAACGTTTAAGTAGCTTCTCAGTCCAAGTAGTGTTTGGATCAATACCAAGAATCTCTGCAATACGTTTATCAGGCTTCTTACCTAAGAATCTGTTTCCTAGAGTTGATTCCTTAGCTATAGCTTTCCAGTCAAAAGCTGATTCACCAGGTTTTGATTTAAGAGCGAATTCCTCTGCAAGTCTACCGAAGAACTTAGTAAAGTCTTTCAAGATAGGTACTTGAGATTTTAGGTTCTCGCTCATTATACCTGCAATTATAGAGAAGTCATCAGGCGTAACAACACTTTCGTAATTACGAGTCATCTTCTCAACAAGATCTCTAGTCTTAGGATCTAAGAACCAGAGTTGTTCCATAATGTCATCACCAGGATTTAAGCCTTTATTGAAGACATCTTTCACATCTTGTCTAAGAGCCATAAGCTCTTCATATAATTCAGGGTCTAATTCTTTGTATCTAGCTGCTCTTGCGCTTATCTCATTCAATACAGTATCTCGATCAGAGGCTTTAACAACAAGTCTGCCATCCTCTTTATCTAGAACCTTTGCAAGCTTACCCTCAACATTCATGATCCCTGTACGTTCACCTGCACCATATAGCGTAACCATATTCTGTGCTTTAGCGGCCTTACGTAAGTCTTTCTCTGTCAAGCCTAATTTTTCATTTAGCTTTCTAAATCTAGGATCGTTGTAAGTAGCTGCTGCAATTTCATCGTAAAGTCTCTTCTTTTGATTTGTTGGAATGACATTCGAAAGTTCAGCTAATTGTTTATTCTTAGTCGTCAATGCAATAATCTGAGCACCAGAGGATGAAGCATCCTGCTCTAATGCTAAGCTTATTTTATAATCCTCTAATTTAACGAGGTTTGCCTTTGAATAATTACCCTTCAGATATTCATCGATCTTTGCCACTTCAATAGCGAATCTCAAAGCCTTACCTTGCTCTTCACCATCGATCTCAGCCATAAGGTTTGATTCTAAGATACGTCGAATGTCATTTGGCTTTCCGCGCCGCATAGCATTACCAATATCTACCAATTCCTTACGCCATTTTTCGGCAATCTTCTGTCTACCTAATACAGATAATCCATTAAAGTTTCCTTCAAGCTTATCAGATAAGCCACCTAAGAAGGAGCCTATTTGATCCTGTAAATTATAGAATTCATCTACACTAAATTTCTTAGGCGTTGCTGTATTTAAGAATGGTCTGAATGTTTCACCAGCTTGTGGACCAATGAAGCCACGTTCATAGATACGTCCACGATGGTCTAAGAATGGATGATTGCTAAAAGCCTTATCACTCTTACTTAACCACTCCACTGCTTTGAATCTTTCATAAGTATCACCACGACCTGCGATGTACTTCTTATACTGATTCAAACCATCATAGAAAGCTGCTTTACCCTTATCATCTCTGAAGAATAGTATCTTGCTAATAGCATCGTAGTAGTCTTTGTCAATCTTGAACTCAGTGTTAGCTGCCCAATTAAGAGCATCTACCATATTTTTATCCATGAATTCAGAAGGAAAGTCTCTAAAGCTATCAGCTGAAATAATAGGGACACCAGTGTCTCTATTATCTTGTGTAAAGTAGGTTTTATAACCTTCTCTAAACTTCAGTCTGTTCTTCCCTGTAGTTACACCTACACGTAAGCCTACATCAACTTTACGTACAAGCTTAGCATACTCCAGAATATTCTGATCTACAATGTGAATATTAACAGCAAATGTGTCATAGTATGGTCCAAAGTATCGACCGCCATTACGACTTTTCATTCTACGCTTCTGTACGCCATACGTCTCAAGCTTGTAGATGCCTTTATCTTTAGCATCATCCAAGATCTTAACACCTAACCTGTACCATTCATTTCTGCTACCACGGTAGTTAGCTGCATTATACAGATCTCTCCCAAGTGAAATAGCGAATTGATCACGGTCAGGTGTATCAGCAAATGCGAGTCTTTTAGCAAAGCGAAGATAAAAGTCTTCAAGATCAGCGTCTTCAAGTCTTGTTCTAATCTTAATTGGGATCTTTAAATCCAACACATTACGTAAGCGTCTAGCCAACTTAGGTGCTTGATTGTATTCCCATTTACGCATTGCAAAGATGTTGTCAATGAAAGTATCATGTAGATCTTGCAACTCAGTTGGCCCAAGTACAGAATCTACATATTCTAATTGTTTAAGTCGTTGCCAAATATTCTGATCACGGCGTAGCTGTGTTTCCATATAATCGGAAACGTTCATCACATCAAACTTCATTTGACTATTGATGACAGCTTTTAAATTGCCCCAAGGCTCTTTGTTCTTTCTAAACCTTGTAAAGATAATACGAAGATTATCGGCAATTACAGCACGTTCATTAACACCCATCTTGTTTTCTAGGTCGTTAATAAACTTTTCAATGAAGTCTTTATCTGCTTGCTTAAGATCAGGAGATTCTCGCAACAATCTGAGGTTATTATCAAGTACAGCCGGATTTGGCTGATACATTCTGGAATCTTCATAACGATTAGTCATCGGGTTGAACTTAAGATTCTCCTCAGTGGGAGGACTATTAAGTACTCGCTGTCTAGTGGCTTTCTTAGTGTGCAGTAAAGCACCACGATAGTTGGTATACGATAACATACCATCTAAGTCACCAGCTTGCAACAAGTAGTATTCTCTTAAGGTCTTTTGCAGATCCACATCGTTGATAAGATCATCAGGTCTCGTAGCCCAGAGTTTAAGATTGTCCAGCTTGTCTTTTGCCATTGCAAAACGTCTTGTATCGCCTTCGGCACCATATCCTGAATCCGTCATTGTTCTGAGTTCTTTAATTCCAATAGATCTGCCATTACTTGTAAACTTATCAAGTGTAAGCTGACCAGATTGGAACATTTCAACTCTATTGTTATCACCCAAGTGTTTAAGCTGTATGTCAATAGGTTGACGATATAGCCATTCACTGTAAGACTCTTTTAATGGTGTTTGACCATCATAATAAGCTATTTGCTTAGGAGTGAGTCCTTCGAAGTTTTTCTTTCGCAGCCTGTCAATGCTCTCCAGCTTAGACAAGTCGGCATAGCTCTTGACGACGGGTACAGTAGTACTTCGACAGTACCAATGAGCAGGAGGTAAATGAGCAACATCGTCAATGGGGTATACTGTTCCATCCCGATGAGCACAGAGAGGAGTAGTGCGGCTATCCAACACCGCCACATATTGCCAGCCTCTGAGAGCATCTTTGTTAGCTTTGTAAACTTCATGATCTGCTTGAGCCTGTACTGAGGTCATAGCTGTACGAGCTAGACCTAACGATTGATTACGCGTTATGTTAAATACATTACCTTTACGTATAGCAAGAGCAATTTCAGATTCAGTCTTACCTTCAGAAATACCTAATCTAATTAATTGCTCAATACGCTTACGTTCAGAAATGCTTAAATCTGTCCAACCTGCTAGTAACGTCTTATCGCTATAAATAGGTCTTTGCAAGACAATATCTTCAGCTACACGTTGCATTGGCTTCTCTGTCTTCCAGATCTTACCAATAGCAGATTCTATATTTTGATACGCATAGCTGACTTGATCAGATACAAGGTCTAAGAGTGATCTAGAAGTTACATTATGCAGATCTACAAAAGATCTACGAATTTCTTGATCAATCTCTTCTCGTAACTTATCTGTCATCTTAGCTTTGTTAGCTGCAATGATATCAGAGATACGTACTTCATGTCCATTTACTACAGTTACAATCTTCTTAGCAACACGTTCTTCGTAAAGCCGTATCATGGCTGCACGATTAACTTGCTTATCATAGATTGCTGTATTGGCATTAATTGTTGCCATTTGTTACTCCACAAGAGGTTAAGAGTAGTTTAGAGTGTTCATTATATAGACTGAGTAATCCATATAAGGAACACCCCAGAGTTAACTGAGGTGCTGCCTTTACTTCAAGTTCATCTTCTTCTTGTACATTTTCCAATCGGCATCACTTAAGCGATACTGCTGCTTAACTAACTTTTCATAGCCCTTTGGATTTTCTTTATACAAGCTTTGATGCATTTGCATAGCTGCGTCAGCAAAACCGCCTAAGAAGCCTCCAACATCCAGTCCATCATGTGGACCAGCTGCATTCTTATTACCTTTAGGTGCGCCCATTATGCGTTCCCTTGCAAGAATTGCTTCATTTCATCACGAGTACCTTTATCTAATAGATTCTGATCTTGTGTGATCTGTTGCTGACCTTCTTCATCGTTGTATTCAGGTGGTACAATATCATTCTGTTTAAGGATTTGTAGCCAAATACTACGAGGAATAAGACCATTCTCATACCATTCAGTAATAAGGCGTAGCCATGCATCACCAAGTGGACCAGGATTAAAGTCAGCTGACATGCTGAACTTAATATCGCTAGCTGTGTACTCAGTGCCATAACGCCAATTAAGCATGAATGCGATAATGTCACACATTGTGCTACTAATTTTAGTATTTAGCGTACCAAGTTGAGCAGTTTGTGCAGCATTACGAAGCTCCAAAGCTACACCTGATTGTGCAGTTTCAGGACTTAACATACGAATGCCAAGCTTAGCCATTTCTTCAATAGCTGCAGCAATAGCCCGATCCATGTCAATTAGTGCACCGGTAGGTGTCTGCAATACAGATGCAGTATCACCTTGTTGCAAATGAATCCACGTACCGAGTCCACTACCTACAATCTTCTGGAACTCTTCATCAGTCATATCAGAAGTAATAACAGGAGTGTAAGTAGAAGCACCATACAGCAAGTGATTTCTACGGCTTGTCTTATTGTACAAGCTTACCTCTTTGTCAACAATAGCTGTAATGATTGGTTCATTAACAGGAATGCTACCATTGAGAGGCCATGCAGGGATGAAGTGTAGAGGTTCACCATTAATTTCAAACGAGGTGATTGTATCAACTAATTCGAACACTGGTGTATCTCTAGTGTAATTCTCTTGAACTTTACCATTGACAACAGGTACACTGTTAGTCTTAGAACGTTCTTGAAATTTACGAATCTGATATCTGTTATCTACAAGCTCATGTACATAAACAGTATCAATCATATCAGAATGGAACTCGTTGGTTTCATTCGATTCTTCATACATACGTACGATAACACGAGTAAGTTTCAGATGACCAGACTTAGTGTCTTGTTCTACATTCCAGTTAATAACTGATTCAGCCTTCCACATTACTGGGTACGGCTTAAACTGTAGAATTTCATCACGAGTCAGATCTGTACGGTTTGGAATATTAGGATAATCCACATATACCCAACAACGGCTAGTCTGAAGTTCTTCCCATAAAGCTGCATCTAAGAATGCTGAAATAGAGCTATCATCTTGACCAAAATTATCAAGAATCCAGTCTTTAGCATCTTCTGGTGCACCATCAGGTAAGTCTAATTGAGGTCTCTTTCTAAGAAGCCCACCCACAACCATCTTTGTATATTGGGACACGATGCCAGGCAATTCAGCCTCTGCCTTATAGAACTCATATTGTGGTTGAGTCATTGTAGGCGAGAATGGTATGAGCAGATTCTTAAAGCCGACTGTATCGACTAGACTGTCATAATCTTTGACAAAACGCTCCCCACTACAAACAGCACGATTCCGTTGCCATAATGGTAACATGCTTTCATATGCTGCAACTGGGTCGGCTACTGTCTTTTGTGTACGGACAGCGTTAACAGCCATTTAATGTTCCTCGTTTAAATCTTCCTTAAGCATATCTTTATACTTAGGAAGTTGGAATTTTTCATCATCAATTGGACCACCCATTAACTGAAAATCACATGTTCGAATTGGTGAACAAGTAATATCTAGTAATGTACAATAGGCTTGAGGGAACGTTTCAATGTCTTTCCACTTAGGTGTAAGAGGTAGATCTGAAGCCTTGACATTGCGAGTGTCAGTATTCATAATCCAGTCTTTAACCTGAGTAGTGTTTACATAGAATGCACAATTACAGCAAAGTCTGCAGCGTGCATCACCTTGTAACATTCCCCACATTCTTGCTTTCTCATCCCAAAAATCATTATTGGTTTGAGTAGGGTCAGAAGGTCCAAGCCCTTTGTCTTTGATAGCCTTAAGATGACCCTCTACATTAAGCTTAGGCTTTAGAATAGCAGGAGGACAACCTTTAAGGTCTACCATGCTTATACCCTTACTGACTTAAGCGTCTTAAGAGAATCCGCAGCAATTACAGCGGCATTCCAAGCTGTGGTGTTCCACATTGCAGCAGTAGCAGTCTTAGCTTTAGGGTGTAGCAGTACATTTTGATTGTCACACAAGTACTCGTATGTCTCATTGAAGACATAGCGTTGTACATCATTCCACTTGTCCCACATACCCTTTGTATCAGCCATGTAGAGATTCTCCACAGTGCCGATTTTAAATAGAATGCCAGTCTGTTTACGCATGATTAGCCTTTCAAGAGGGCATTAAATTGTTCACGCGAACCTACGAAGCGTTTACCTGTGCGATTGTTACGGCCTTCAATAAGGCTGCCTACAGCACTAAGTACCCAATCAGAAGGAACACGATCTGCTGCAACAAAAGTCACGCCTTCAGTCGGTTCAGGGAGTGGCAGCTCCGGAGTAGGCTCAGGGCCTACCGCCTTGGCCTCAGGTGCAACTTTTACCTGTTCAACTTCAGGAGTTACAGGCTTTGCTGGATTAAGTTTAATGTTCATTTGTATACCTCATGTTCCAATATAAGAAGCTTCAGAAATTCTTCTCGCTGTGAGACCTTTAAGTCTAGTCATTACACCTTTAACTCTGGCTTTATCCCACTTAAGTATCTCTACCTTAGCAGCACTGAAATCGCCTTCATTAAGCTTACGCTTTAGTGTACTTGCTCGGTATCTAGCAATACCAAGATTATACACAAAGCTAGTAATTGCACCTAGTGTTCTAGGATACTTGATTAATGCTGGTGATACATTAAGTACAGCAGGTAAGTAATCTCTACTAATTGTTAGTAAGAGCCACTCTTCTGCTTGTGCCTCAGTGATAGCTGGATCTGACATCTTGACTGCAACACCGTCTGGTTTATAGACAGTCCCGTAGCCAATAGTTGGATAGCCAGCTGGACAGATATAAGGCTTCAGTCTTAGACCTTCATACTTCTTGCATAGGTCAGCAGCAACAGTCTTAGCTACTTCTATTGGATTTTGTTTAACTACTGGTTCAGGTTTATCAGAATATGAATTGAAACCTGAAATGAATTGTTTTAGCCAGCCTTCTGATTGCGTTCCCATACTCTCCCCACAAACCAGAAAGTAAGTACTACCATCAACATGGCCATGTCATCTTTAGTCCAAGTGTTAATTAAGACTTCTTTCCAGTTACTGTCAGACATAGCAAAGGCTTCGCATATTACTGCAATCTTAACTGCAGAATACAGGATAACAAACCAGTATGTGACTAGTGGACGCACTAGAGCCGACAATGCAGCTACAAACCATCCTGCTGCTCTAGATGTCTCACCTTGTTCTGCTAAAGCTATACCCATAGACTCAACCTCAGTGGCTAAAGCTTGGGTATCCACTTTATGCATCTCAATTTCACCTTTAATAGTGGCGAATTTCATTTCAGCTTCAAGCATTTTTAATTCATGCTCTCGCTCATTCTTCTTGTCGATCCATTTCAGGAACTCAGGAATAATGCGAAATATGCCACCCAAAAGGCTACCAAGTAATGATGCTTCTAACATAAATTACCTTATGTGTAGTATGGAAGTAATGCCATTAATCTCATCTTTGGCTACAAGATCATAGACTTGTTTAGCTAAATCCCAGTCTTCAGCAACACCGTTACGAATACGAATGTTACCCAGTTTGACTGAGCCTTTAGATGTAATGTCTTTATCTCTAACTCTCATTGGATGAAATACAGCAGGTGTAGCTCCACCAATAATCATCACAACTCTGGTCTGAAATAAATCAGAATACTCAGTTATGAGAGCGTATTCACCAGGCTGTAAAGCAGTACTATGTCTAGAGAGTGTTCTTCCGCACTCTTCCTTAGAATAGCACTTATACTTTCCATCAATGTAAAACTTACCAAGTGTAGATTCATTAGTAAATGTATCTCTAAAAATTAAGAACTTCATATTTGATTTACTCCTTGACTGTTATCAATGAAAGCTTCATCTTTATCAAGGCGTAATTCAAGATTGAGAAGACGTTCTTTGAGATCTAACAGTTGTCTTGTTAGCTTACGAATCTCGTCATCACGTTCTTTAATGATACGTTCTTTTTCAGCAAGTGTTCTCTCTAGCTTTTCAACTAGTGGGACAACTTCATCTTCTAAATGTTCAGCTTTTCTCTTGAATTCATCACGCTCGTGTTTTAGTTCTGCAATGTCTTTTGAGTTTGCTTCTATCTGCAACCGAAGTTGCTCGTATAGCTTTGACTCAGCATCTGCTCTAGCGGATAAAACGTTAGTTTGTTTATAATCATTGATAAGGCCAATTAATGGCTTACTAGCTATAGCCAATAACATTACTACAACAATGATAAATGCCAAACCTGTAAATAAAGGGTCGCTAGAACTAGCAGCTGCAGTAATTAAGCTGTTAGCCGTCCCGTCGTTCACAGTTTGTCCTTTCAATATAGTCTGCGATACTAGTTACAAGTAACCACCAAGCGGTAGTTGCAATCCAAAAATCTGAAGCCATGTGTGTAGGCGGGAAAAATGAATTTAATGTAGGTTCTATCCAATATGAATAGAATATAGCAGATATTGATACTGTCCAGACAAGACATGTGATAAAACTTACAACTATTAGTGTCCTTTGAAGAAACAGTCCTTTACAAACTATTACCCAGTTTGCAATGCCTATCATCAAGAAGAACATTCCCCAAAGGTTCTCTGGGGCAATTGCTGCCATTATAGTATAAGGGGCTTCACTAAATGCTTCTCCTGGGAGAAACAATGAGACTGCCCATGTTAATGAACATAGCGCAACTAATAGTCTTAAAGGTTGCATGCTGTCACGAATTAAGACTGTTAATACGCTCATAAAGCTTTTTCCAATTAGAATCCAAATCCACGTACAACTGTTTTAGAGCCAGCTGTAACAGGGAATAGATACTCAGTTATATAACGAACGCCATCAGAGAAGTGTTCAACGCCTTCTTTCTTGCTAATCATAGCTAAGTCAGGGTTGTTATCTTGCCATGCTGTACGTTCAAGTGATTGAATTGTACCAGTACAACGAGGATGTATGAACATACTTACATCTCCTGCTGCACTCTTAAGCTTCCGATTAACAGCATTGACGCTATCAACAATAGGAGGAGCTTTAGATCTAGCACAGACTTGAATACCTCTTGATCGAAGTATACTGAAGTCTGTTCTACCTACAGCAGCACTGGTCTTTCTTGCATTTCCGCTGGGGTCAGGGTATGCATAAACTTTATGACCTTTATATTTAGTAGCAATTACATCAGCTAATGTTTCAGTGTCAGGATGACCTTTAAACTCATCAATAGCTTGTAATTGTTTACCACGTAATGCCCATGCAGTCGAGCATTGTAGCTTAAATGTTCAACAGGATTCACTAGATCCTGTCCGGGAACGGAGATAATCTACAGCATTTAATAAACTTTTAATATTATCTTTAAAAGCTCCTAAACCTGTATTACAGAAACCGCACAACACACCTCTAATCTTTAAAGACTCATGGCAGTGATCAACTACAGCCTCATCACCGATATTAGAGCCATGACCCTTCTTTAACTTGAATTGTGTATTATTACCACATATAGCACATTTACCATCTTGCTTAACAAGAAGCTCGTCACGCTCTTCTAAGGTGATTCCGTGTGCTCTTTTATAATACCATTTAGATTGTCGTTCTTTACCACAATGCTTACAGTATGTTTGCAGACCATCACTTCTTGATCTGTTCATACTGAATTCTTCATGTGATTTTATTTCACGACATACATAACATTTCTTGAAACCTTCTGGGACATCACCATTTAAACCATTTCTAGTTAAAGCTATACGTCCATCTTCTGTAATGTTACGCTTTGGTACTGCTATATGTTTTGTATTCATCTTATTTTCTCCGTCCACAGCTATATATCACTATATAGAGCAGACTATATCTTCAACACCCTTTAGTGGAGTACGAAATTGTAATTTCCCAGATGTTGTTTGGCGCTTCCACTGTCAATAGTTTACAGTGTACTCCCTTTCGGGATAGTCGTTGCACCTTCCTTAAACTAATAAGTCTAAGGCTTGGCTCAGGATTGACTCTTTAGAGTTGTTCCCTGAGTTCACCAAATTTAGCGTCAGCCTACAATAGTAACCGACGTTGAAATCTATTGATATATGTACATCTTCACCATTAGTGTTACCTTCAGGTGGATAGAAATCTTGTATGTCTTTTTGTACATGCATCTTGCGGTCAAAGCAATAGAACACTTGATTACCTGAATCTTCAAAGCTAGCTAAGTACTCTCGTGCCCATTGTAATGGATCGATTGTATGCTTAATCTTCTCAATTTCAGTAGTATCTAAGTATGGAGACTTAGTGTAATCAAAATGGTAAGACTTCCAGTCTTTATCGACTTCTTCATAATGATACATATCATAAAAGAAATCGTATCCAGCTGGAGTACTAATAGTCAAGGAACGCCCTGGGCTAGTAGCACCATATTGTTTAGCACGATCAGGAGACCAACGTGTAGCGATACATGGTTGAATAATACCTTGCCATGCACCTTTTAAACCTACACCTTTCTTCCAGTCACGTACTTCATCATTTACTACAAAATAGGCACCAGTACCACGTAATCGTTCAATGGCTTCATAAGAGATAAGACGTAATGTCACATCTTTGGGAAACCAAAAAGTACCAGAGTCTCTAGAGCTTTTAGCGTAAGCATTAAGCCCTAATTGATAAGCAAGCAATGGATAATAGATATCTACTACTTGAGAATAAGTAGGTGCAATAATGTATACGTTTTTATTGGGCACAGACCAATCAAGATCTAGTAATTCAAAGGCTGCATTAGCTCCACATGTAGCACCAAGGACAGATTTACCAAAACCCCGTGATGCACAAGATACAGCATTTCTCACTGTCTTATTTACAAAGAGGTCTTCAAAGATCTCTGATTGGCCTTCATGTAGTGTTACATCCATTATTTACCTGCCACCAGATATAAGCTAAGCGGTACTAATACAGTAAATACAAAGGTTGATAACGCTACATACAAGCATAGTCTTTTATGTTTATGCATTATGTAACCTTATTTACAACTTCACCATCTACTATATTTGTAAGCTGTGTTTCTTTAGCTACAGTAATAGAGGGTGAACGTGGTGTTAAGTTAATTACAGGTCTAGGCATTTCCTGAGTTTCTACATTAAGAGTCTCAGGCATACGGCTATACCCATATCTCATTAAATCATTTAGAAGCTTCTGTTGTTGAGCTAGTAAGGCTGCATGCGCCATCTTGCTGTACTTATGGGTTGTACCATCCTTACAGACTAAGCTACCATTCTTTAAACCTTCCATCCATATGATTTCACCTTGAACCTTTTCATAAAGCTTCATAAGCTTGTCTAATGGATCGAAGTTATATTGCGCCATATGTCTACTAGCAGCATATATAGACAGTCTCTTATGAGGCTTACCCATAGCTGCCGGTTGTTTTTGTTCTACAGAGGGATCTTTCTCTGACATCTTTTTGAACTCCAAAGTGAATCACCGTGATACAAAACATAGAGTTAGCATTTTGTACCCACCTTTAATTTTCACCGCATCCTATCACAAGCTGCACCACCCATCGTACCACCATGGATATAGCTTGCGTGTCGTGCAATAAAAGCTTTAGATTAAAGCATTTTTAAAGCTCTTACCAATATAGTATAATTATATAATATATTAATAAAAGCTTTATTTTTAAGTTATTTAAATTAATAATGCATAGCTAGCTTACACATAAGGTTATCCTTATGGTTATAGCTTTAAAGTTATCATTTAATGTATCACTTAATTTATATTTTAAACTATGATAATAACGAATGTTGTTAACATTTCTTTAATTTAACGGGTTTGTATATTGATGAAGACACATATTTGTGGATACTGTCTGCTGATAAACAAAAAAAAAAAAAAATAAAAGGAATCCCTCCCCTACCATTACAATCCCGAAGGATCATAATGATAGAGGAGGGTGTAAGTATTACTTAAAGCTTGTAACCTTCAATTTCAGCAATTGACTGTACAATATTTCCTACTACATCAACTGGATTACTGCTGTTAAGTTTATAAGTGCATACGTTGCCTTCAGGTGTATAAGCTTTAATCTTATCATCTTCGATTTCTACAGTAATAGGCATTGCAATAATACGTACTTTTTCAGTACCATGACATGCCTTTACTGCAGCCTCATGCGTAGGATGCAAGTATACACCCACATGATTCTCACCATCTTGTGGATAGTAGCTCACATTGACGAATCGTTTAATCTTAAACTTCTTAGGCACAACCATTCGAAGATCAAGAGGTGTGGAGTTAGCCCCACGACTACGCTTACCTTGTATTGTATAGTTGTATACTTGATCACCAACTTGGACAATTAGAGGTTTTTCTAGAGCTGGCTCATAACTTAAAAGCTTAGCTCGAATACCTCTCAAAGTCTCAAAAGGTTGACCCAGGGCTGCCAATGTGTAACTAAATTTTGCAGATTGTGTCATTTGCATTTCCTTGTATAAATCAGATAGAATTGTTTGTTGAGTCATCTTTAATCTTCATATGGATAGTTAGTACCGCATCATCAACGTATGCTAATGAAGCTTTGAATGCAATTACAATAACAGCTATTGGCAGAAACATCCAAATAAAGATACATGTTAAGAAATAGATAATTTTATTAAGCATCGACATAGCCCCATTCATCGCACACATCATGTTCAAGCATCTTTTGTAAGGATTTATTAAGGTCTTCGAATACATGAATGCCATCCACACTTTGTACAGAACGTTCTTCAAAGCCATACATACGGAATGTCGTATCATCCTTACGTACTAGCCTTGCTCCTGATTCTAGGAATACACCTTCACCAATAGGTAGGTCAAGATACACATTTCGAATACCGAGGACAAACACTGAAACACGTTCAAGATCTGATGTAAATTCCACTGAAGGAAGGTTAGGGGTTTCTTTAGAAATACGATATTTAGCTTGTCTCATGATGTCCTCACTTGAGATTAGTTAGTATGTACAGCTTGTCCACGAAGGCCTTTTCTTAGGAACTTCTTGCCACGTAACCACTGATTGTTGATACGCTCTTCCTTCTCTAGGCGATCGCTTTTCGTATGATTATGATGACGCCCACTACCTTTCTTTGTATAATGAGGGTTACGATTATCTACTTTATTTGACTTATCGCCAAGAGTAGGGAACAGTGACTTAAGACTTAACATTTTCATCTCCTTTAATTTCCATTTTTGAAAGCTTCTCCCAATGTTCTTTCACTTTAGGATGAGCTTCAAGGTTTTCAGCTAGACGCAGAGTAGCCTGTTCTTTTACCCATTTCTGACAGCCCTCTTTAAACTCAGCTAACTTCTCTTCAAGGTTATACTGAGGATAAAGCAACTCATCAGCCTTAAGGATAATGAATGGGCCTTTCATCATACGTGTACGACGTAGGAAGTCAAGATCCGCACAACTTGCTTGAAAACCTGTTGCGCCTAACTCATGAGATACATAGTTAAAAGCAGCATTAGCAGCCATGCTCATAGCATATACTGTAGTACCATAATCATGAGTACGTTCAGTTAAGCTATTGATGTACCCAATTAGATCACCTGCATTTTGAGGCCATACACTTCCGGCATCTCGCATTTCAGCTTCTGTTTTAGCTTGCTCTTGCATTATAACTCCTTAAAGGATATTTGGATTAACTTCTACTTGTTCACCATCTTTAGCAACTAGTACAACAGTTACTTGAGATTGTTTCTTGGCAGACAATTCTAACATCTTAGCAGCCTTCTGTTGAGCTTCATAAGATGTCTCTGCCTGTATTTCGATCTTCTTACGTGCAAAGAAGCAATGATAAGTATTCATATGTATACGTCTACCTTTATATTTAAAGTATCACCTGGAAAGATGTGTCGTGGTGTAATATTCATGCGTTTAGAATAGGGCTTTTGTTCTCCAAATTCATTATAGGAAATACCTTCAACAAATACACGATCCACCACAGTCTTAGGCTGCTGCTTAGGTTTCAGTCGATACATATACTCAGGAAAGTTAAGTGGATTTATTGCAGATAACGCAGTCACATCTGTCCAAGAATCCGACTTTAGAACTCTAAATTGTACAGGGAAGCCAAGAGCTATTGCTCTAAGAATCTCAGCATGCTTATGTTCTACCATTAAATATCTCCATTTTCAAAGGCTTGCATTACTTTAAACTTTACGTTAGAAATACCTGAAGCCATGTCTAGCCAAGTATCCTTAACAGATGGTCGCACATGATCTTTATTTGCACAAGCTACATACTCATTTATCTGAGAATCTAACAGTTCAAGCAATGCTCTATATTTTACAGTGGGTTCCATTTATTCCTTGAACATCATTAAAATTATAATGATCATTAGCATTGCAATAGGAAAGCCTACTAGTATTGCAAACATCATTTTAACTTTGCTAAATAGATTGTACAAGCAGGCGATGTCTGAGAACTTGTTGCATCTTGAGCACAGGCAATCTGCATTGCATTCTCTGGAGACTTTGCAATAATATCTGCGAATAGTTTATTCTCAGCATATATACTTGTACACATCAATGTGACAATAGCAATTAGAGTTATGCCAATAATCGTCCAACAGTATATCCAAAACTTATCATCACTACTAAAACGATTGCGATGAATTAGGCGAGTAATTTCATTTTGGAGTGAATCATACTCACCACGAGTGATGATCATTTTGTTATCTTGTTCGTTGCTCATTTGTTTAATACCTCAATCATTGATGTCCACTTTCAAAAGCCATTTCATTTACAACTTCTGGATAGTCTTCAGTAAGAATCATTAGATCAAGGTCATTCATTTCAGTACCATCTGCAAATAAACCTTTACTGAAATACGCATCTGAAAATTCAGGAGAATCATTATAGTCAACCCCGTCAACTTCCAATGAAGTTTTGTCAACTTCTTTACCATTCAATATCATTTAAGTTCCTTAAATTTGGCCTCCACGGTAGGAGTCGAACCCACAACCTAGGGAATAGAAGTCCCTTGCACTATCCAATTATGCTACGTGGAGGTATAACTTAACTTGACAAACGCTGACCTTGCTTTAACAACTCAATCTTTGCAAGAACCTTATGCGATTCTTCTTTAGAATAGAATTCCTTTGGGAACTCTAGACCAAGCTTTACATAGACACTGTGTAAAACTGCAGCAAACTCTTCAGCCACTTCTTTCTGAGCTGTAAGATTCTTTACACGTGTCTTATTTGAGCGAAACTGTTTACATGCAACGTCATAGGCGTTACGAACATTATTTGTCCATACACCTTTAATATCCTGCATTGCTTCGCCAAGTTTATCCATTGCATCAGTACGATGTGTTGTCTTCATTTAAAAACCCTTTCAGTAATAGTAATAAAGTTACCAGGACGTAGCGACTTCGAATTGTGAGGCATCTTTAGAGACTTGGTGTCATTTTCTAATACAAGGCTCAAGGTT